TGGACCTTGAGCGCCGTCGCGTCGGCCGCGATGTTGCCGATGGTGACGATGGCCGCCGCTTCGCCCAGACCGCCAAGGGAGGTCAGGTCGAAGGCAACGCCGCTGTTGGTCGTGCCGTTGATGTCGATGGGGCCACCGGTCGAGGTGCCGCCCTTGATGAAAGCGTTGAGGAGAACGTTCATGAGTCAGAGTCCTTTCGTGTGAGTCAGGGCGGATCAGTCGCCGACGAGGCAGACCACCGGGCCATAGGTCGAGCCGCGGCCGTCGCCGTGGACATCCACGCAGAAGCGGCTGGTGCCGCGGACGGCGATGCTGTCGTTGTTGAAGTAGAACTGGTCGGAGGTCTGAATTTCCAACTGGCGACGGTCGCCCAGCATCGTGCCGCCGGTGAAGTCGCCGAAGTAGCACGACTTGATGTTGCTCCCGCTCGCCTTCGGCAGGACCTGCGAGAAGAACACGGGGTAGCCGAGGAAAGTCGCGTCGCCGCCGAGGCCGCCCATGGTCAGTTCCTTGAACTGGTTGGCGGTCTTGTCCACGCGGAGCATGACCTGTGCGAAGAACTGGCGGCTGCAGACGAACGCGAGGCGCGCGGGATTCACGTTCTCGACGCTGCCCATCACCGTGGTGAAACTGGCGACGGTCATGTTCGGCCACGTGAGTGAAACGTCGACGTAGGCCGAGGCAGGCAGGGCGTTGGCGAGGCCGACCTGGTTGGCGTAGGTCGAGGTGCCGTCGCCGAGGAAGTAGGCGTTGTCCTCCGCGATCGCCTGCGATTCGGCGATGCTGCGGGCAACGTCGTCGGCGATGTTCACGGCCGAGTCGGCCATCAGTTCGCGGCTGATCTGGTACAGCACGCCGTACTTCTTGGCCGTCAGGGTGACGTTGTTGTACGAGTTGTCCGCCGGGGTCATCGTGCCGGTTTCGGCCACGGGGACCATCGACGCGAGACCCGTCTTGCGGGGCACCGTCATGACGTCGCGGGACATCGGCACCACGTTCGCCACCTTGCGGGCGATGCCGTACTGTTCGGTGAGGAACACGAGGTTCGGGAGGAACTCGATGGGGACGAGCGCGCCGCCCAACTGGTTGTTGAACTCCACCTGCGCCTTGCGGCAGATGTCGATGTCGGCACGCTTCTGGGAGCCGTAGTCGTACGTGCCGAGGAGGGCGAGGCGGGCCCACGAACCGAAGGCCTCGGCCTGATCGGCGTCGTGGAACACGGCGCGGCCGCTCTTGATCTTCGCGGCGTACGCCTTCTTGATGCTGCTGCCGATGCTGAACCGCTGCGGCGTGCCGCCGCTGACGGGCTCGTCGCTGTCGGCAATGGCCGCGTGCGGGGCCTTGCTGCCCTTGACGCAGGCCACATCGTCGGCGACCTTGACCGCCGAGAACGTGGACCACACGGCGTCGACGTCGATGGCGGCGCCGTCGGCGTCGGTGAACTTGATGCCTTCGGCGTCCAACTTGGCGATGTACGCCTTGGCGGAGTCGATGGTGACTTCGCCGGTCAGGCCGTTGGCCTTGAGCGAGTCAATGAGAGTCTTGCGAGTGAGCATGAGAACCTTTCGCGGCGTGGCCGCAAACATGGGGCTCTCTGCTCGGACTCGGCACGGCACGCGGCGCGAAACACTCGGGCCGGCGTGCGATACCTGCCGTTTGCAGGTGTATTCGGTTGAACCCGCCAGCGTGCCGTCGCATCGCTGGCAGGGAGAAGGAGGGAATGCGTCGTCAGTGTACCCGCGTCACCGCAGGACGATCGTTCGCACGGCCCGCACCCCGAAGTCGGCCATCACGCGGTCGGGCACCTTGGCCTCCAGAAGGGCCTTACGGCTCTTGTCGCTGGCCGCCATGTCGCGGCCGCCGCCCGACACCATGCGGCACGTCACGTTCATGGGCAGGGCGGTGTACGACACCTCAAGAACCTTGCACCGGCGGACGATCGACTCGATGCCGGGGTACGCCACCATTTCGGCGGCTGTCGGAGCACCCCACTCAAGGGCCTCGAAGCCGATCGACATGGCCAGCGTTCCCGCCTTGGCCAGGGCCACGCATGCCCGGACGTACGGGTTGGTCATGTCGTCATGGAACACCCCGTGGCACAGCCAGCCCGACGGCGTGAGCGACATGCTCCGAACTGTGGCCACGGCCGAGCACACGTCGTAGTTGTGATCGACGAACAGGTTGCGGTTCACGCCTAGGTACGTCTGCATGTCGCAGCCGCTGGGCAGTACCACCTCCTGCTCCAGGTCGACCGCCGCCGTCGAGGCGTAGCAGATCACCTCGAGGGGCTGCCCCGCGGCCTGCTTGACCTTGGCCTTGGCGTGGTAGGTCTGCTTGCCAGCCATCACGCCAATCGGGCTGTCGGCCTTGGTCAGGACGCCGGTAGCGACGGCCCGGCGGCGGATGGCCTGAACGATCTGGGTTGCACGGTCACTCGTCATCGACGTACTCCACGCCGGGCAGCAGGTCGCACCGGCAGTTCGGGTGTGCGGGCGGGGCCTGCCACGAGCCGCTGCCCGTGGAGAACGCTTCGCCAATCGGAATGTCGTTGGGGTAGGCCTCGCCGATGCCCTCGCAGATGGGGCACGGGCCGCCCGCGACGCTCCACGCCTTGGTCGCCACGCCTTGCTGTTCCCATGCTTGGCGGTTGCCCTCGCAGTACGCCATGGCCGTCTCGGTGCGGGCGATGCGGACGGCTTGCCACTCCGTCAGGTCCGGGGCCGCCTCTTTGATCGCGTCGCGCAGGTCGGCGATGCTGGTGCCCGCGGCCAGTTGCTTCTCGATGGCGACAGCCACGTGGCCCTTGAGCGTTTCGGGGATCGTCTTGGCCAGTTCGAGGCCGCGGTTGCGGACGTACGACATGGCCGTCTCGCTGGCGACGTTGAACGCGCCGTCGTCGGGGTCCATGCCGATCTTGGCGAGGCCGTCCATCGCACCCGTCCGCAGCATGTCGGCGACGAACCGGTCGGCGATCTTGTTCAGGTCCTCGATGGCGGCGTTGTCAGGCATCTGCACGATGCCGGTGTCGTCGATCATGCTCGGCACGGCCGTCGTGTACCAGCCGGTCAACGCCGACAGGAATCGGCGGAACAGCGAACTGCCCACGGTCGGCACGCCGGTCGCCTCGTCCCACAGCGTCGCGGCCTTGTACTTGCGGGGAACCCGGGGCTTGGTCGCCATCGACTTGGCCTCGACTTCGGGGGCGTCTTCGGGGGTGACTTCGGGGGCGTCTTCGGGGGTCGGCTGCTCGACGTCCACCGACGCCTCGCCAACGTCCTTGCTGGGCATGTCCTCGGCCTTCGCCGGGGTCGGCATGCCGCCGCCGAAAATGCCCATCGGGGCCGGCGCCTCGGTCTGGCGGTACCGCATGAGGTTCGCCTCGTCCGGCAGCGCCTCAAGGTCCATCACCGCGCGGTACTCGTTGGGGGTGATGATGCCCTGCGCCTCGGCCGCCCGCAGTTCCGTCGCCAACGCAATCTGGTCGTCCTGCGTCGGGTCGTCGAAGCAGAACCACATGTCCCCTGGCTCGACGCCGTAGTGCGGCAACAGCAGTTCGGTCAGTTCGCCTGCGAGCGTGGCGAGCCGCGGGGCGATGGTGTACCGCATGTACTGGGCGTTCGCCACCGTCGCCGACGCGAGGTTGGCCGAGTTGAGCCGGTAGATCGGCTCGGGGATGCCCGCCGCGTCGTAGATTCGCTTCTCGGTCGTGGTGATGCCCTCAACGTACTGCATCTCGTGGGGCTTGGTGCCGTACTGGATCAACTCCGTGTCGCGGAGCAGCAGGATCGAGCCCGCCTTGCCGACGCCCCTAGTGCTCTGGTTCAGGTGCGCGTTGATCTGCCGCATCTGGGCGTCGGTCGTAGTCGGGGCCGCCTTGAACACCATGCCCGGCATGCCGCCGTTGAGCCACCGCTGGGCCTCAGCCTGGAGGGCCGCGGCTTCCATGTCGGTCTCTGCCATGACGCTGTACAGCCAGGACATGCCGCCGGCGGGGTGCACCGGGCTGCCGTGCTGCCGCAGGTACACCACGTCTTCGGCCGCAATCCGCATGGGGTCCGACCGATTCCTGCCGTAGTAGTACCCGGCAATGAAGCCCGTGTCGGACAGCATCGGCCAGGCGAACTGCGAGGGCAGGATGTAGGCCGACACCGGCACGCCGTTGACCTTCTCGCCCACGTAGAGGTACGCGCGGCCCGACACCTCCTTGAACCAGAACAGCATGTGCATCCACATGCTGCCGGTGTAGATGGGATCGGGGTTCTGCAGCAGGTCGAGCACCGGATGGTCCAGCACCTCCTCGACCTCGTCGCCCGCCCGGTTGGCGTACGTGGCCGCCTTGCCGATCAGGCTCTTCACCCGCCCGCGGTTGGTCGCGTGCTTGACGATCCGCTTATCGACCACCTTGCGGCCGGCCTTAGCGACGCCCGTGCCGACCTTGCGGAACAGCCGCAGCGTCTGCCCGGACAGCACCGTGGCGTTGATCGTCGCCGCCCGGTAGGCCGTGCCCGTGATGCCGCGAGTCACGAGTTCGTAGTCGCGCCCCGTGTTCTGGTTGTTGTACGAGGTCGACGACTCGCCCGGGATGAGCGACGCCGACACCCACGCGCCGGGGATCTCGCGCTGGTCAGGTTCAATCGCCTTCTTGGTGGTTCGCTTTGCCATGGTGGTCATGCCCATCCGCGTGATTCGGTCGCCTCATCCAGTGTACCCGCGTCGGCGACACGCCCGACCCATGCGCCCATCGACGCCTTGGGCCCGTCGAAGTACATGCACGCGTACCGCAGCGCGTCGAGGCCGTCGTCGTTGGCCTTGATCGGCTCTTCCTTGGCCGCCTTGCCGTCCTGACCAGGCGGGTAGCAGTACGCGTCGAACTCAGCCAGCGTCGAGGTCGGCCGCTTGGCGTTGTACAGGTCCGCGTCCGTCTCGACCGTGCAGCCGTCGAGCAGGTACAGCCGTGGCCGTCCGTCGCCTTGCACTAGGAGCCGCCCGTGCACCGAGTCGCGGCCCGTCCGGTGGTCCTTGTTCGCCGCCACGGTCTGGATGCCTGCCGACGCGAGCGTGGCCCGGTCCTCGGCGTCGTGGTCGGTCACGGTCGCCACGTAGGTCTCGCTGGCGGACAGGGCGACGATCTGCCTCGCGTGGTCGGCGACCGTCCGCTTCGACCGGTACACCTCGCGGTACAGGTACATGCGGCCGTCGCCGTCGATCGCCCACCACTGGCAGACGAACGGGTGGACGTAACCGAAGTCGATGGACCTGATCTTGGGCCACGCTTCCCAGCCCGGCGGCATGGCCTTGACCACGTGGATGGTCGGGTCGAACTCGGGATAGACCAGACCCTCGGCCGCGGCCCAACGCCCGTCGAGCAGCCGGGCACGGCGATGCCCGCTCAGCGACTGCAGCGTGGCGATGTACTTCTGGCCCGCCTGCGTCCAGTCGCCCTTGGCCTCGTCCCACAGCATGGGGTTGTCCTTGTGCCGCGACTCGAACACGGCCATCTGCCCGCGGTCGGCACGACGCTTCAGCCAGTGGGTTGGGGCCGCGGGGTTGCAGTCCGCGATGATCTGGTGATACGGGCCCTTGCCGTTGCGGAGGCGCGTGGTCAACTTCTCCCAGTCGTCCTCGCTCAACTCGGTGGCCTCGAACGCCGCGATCAGGTCGTACTCGGTGCTCATGATCCGGTCGGGGTTGTCGAGCCCGCCGACGACCAGCGTCGAGCCGTTGTCGTAGTCGTACGCCGACCTGGTGCGACGTGCCTGGTTGGTCAGCGTGCACCCCGCCTGCACCACCTTGCTCTCGAACGTCACCAGCACGCTTTCGGTCATCGACGCCCGCGTCTTGCGGACGATCAGCCCGCGGGTCTTGGGGTACTTGAGCAGGTAGAGGTGCACCTTCTCAAGAATCGCGCGGGTCTTGCCCGTGCCCGCCGGGCCCGGCACCAGCACCTCGGGCGACTTGCTCTTCCACACGGCCAAAGCCGCGCCGAACGGTTCGTAGTCCATCACACCTCGTCGATGGGGGCCCGCTTGCCGTACATCTGGACCGCCTGCGTCGGCTTGCCCGCGTCGATTCGGGCGTTCTTCTCGGCCTCAATCTCGGCCGTCAGGTTGTCGCCGTCCATGGTCCGCAGCACGCTCGCCGCCTTGATGGCGTCCGAGTCGTCCGGGCTCGCCGTGGCGATGTCAACCAGCCGATCGACGATCTTGGGCCGCATGTGCTCTGGGATCGGCCACCGGTGCTTCAACGCACGGGCCACCATGCGGGCGTCCTCATGGGCATGGTGCGGATCAGCCAGGAGCCCGGAGTCGGTCGCCGCCGGCTCGGTCGATGCGGGCACGATGGCCCTTGATCCCACAATCGTCGGCTCGACTGTCATGACCAAACTGTATCAGCCGCCCCGCTTCTCGGCCCTGATTGCCTCGAGCAGGCCCTCGATCCGGCCCAGCCGTGAGCCCAGTTCGATCAGGGCCCCGTCGACCTTGGCCTGCGTCGCCGCCGTGGCCTCGACCGCCTTGTTCGCCAACTCGAGGGCACGGGCCGCCGTCGACCTCGCATCCCACATGACCGCCGCCACCGTCAGCAGCGTGGCGCCGCCCGCGATCCACTGGCCCGGCGTGCCCTTGCCGACGATGTGCTTGTTCGCATCGACCGTAATGGACTCGCTCATGGCTTGGCCGCCTTCTTGATGCCCAAGGACTTCTGCACCTGGTCGACCACACGACGGGTGTACTTGTTCTGGATGCTGTTCGCCACGGAAGCAAAGGCGGTCCAGTCGGCGATGGTCCCCTTGCCCGCCTCGATCGTGGTGACCAGTTGTTGGGCCGCGAGATGCTCTTTGAGCAGTTTCCAGCCGAGCACCAACCCGACGAGCACGAGGCCCGTGATGGCGATGGCCGCGCGGTACGCAATGATCCACTGGCCCGCCACACACGCCGCGAAGATGCCGAGGCCCGTCACCACGGCGTTGACCGACCGCAGCCAGACGCCGCCCACGACGGCAAGCCCGAGGCCCGCGACCGCACCAAACGTCAGCAGCCGCGACAACAGCCCGTCCTTGGCCTCTTCGAGTTCGGCGATCCGCTTGCGGGCATCGGCGAGGTCCGCCTCGGCCTTGGCCAGTTGCTCGGCTCCGGCCGCGATGCCGGTGCCGGTGGCCTCAAGCGTGCCTGCCACGCTGTTGAGTCGGGCGACTCCGGTGGCGATGGTTTGGGTCTCGGTTGAGAGAGCGGGGGCCGCGGCCTCGATCCTGCGGTTTGCGGTGTCGATCGTTGCCGCGGCACCCCGAACTTCCACGGCGGCTGCCTTGGTCGCCTGCGTCGCGG